ACTGCATAGTGTGCTCCTTGGAGTTCTCGCCTCCCGTTAGAGCGCCTTCGCACCCACGTTGCCAACTGCCATCCAGCCGTTGTTCTCGATCATCACGGCCTTCCACCAGCTAGTGCCGTAGTAGCCTCGCTGACCAAGCGGGTCACTCTTGGACTTCTGGCCTGGCGGCAGAAATGTCGGATCGAGCGCGCTAAGTCCGCGCACTGCGATCTGGCTGAACGCATCCGTTGCCAACACGACGAACTGATACACGTCGATGCTGGTGCCGAGGTTGCTCTGCAGTCCAGTGGCTCCAACTGCCGCACCGCCGTCAAGGATAGAGACGAGTTCCGGGCTAGTGATGAAGCGGCACCGCTCGACCTTGCCGATCTCGCGCGGCTGCGGAGTCCCAGATGCGTAGCGCTCGACAGACGTGAAGCCAGGAAGATCGCGGATGTCAGGCTCGAGGTCCGTGTGTGTATATACGAAGTAGCCCTCGCCGACAGCATCGGTGCCGTAGTCCTGGCTTGCCTTGAGCATGCGGCTGGTCCATTTGCCGTGTTGCGCCATCAGCGAACGGCAAATCTTGCGAAGCAAGTTCAGCGTGATGCCTCCGTTCACAGTCGCCCTGGTCGTTCCGGTGCCGCCGAAGAACTGATTGGTGCAGCCCTTCAGCGCGCCGAAGATAACCATTTCATTGACCAGCGTCACGCGCTCGCCGATCTGCTGCGACATCGCCTGCGGGATATCATCCTCGTACAGCTCGGCCGTCTTGTCGGTGAATCCGTACAGGCACGAGTATTGAACGAGCACAACCGACACGTCCTGCGGCACGATGCTGTCAGGGGTCGGCGTCACACCTTCGCCGGTCTGGTGCGCCTGAACCAGCAGGTTGCCGCGGTCGACAGCGGTCGTCGTGCCAAAGAACGTATTCGGAGACGCTGCCGTGGCGCCATACGGCAGCCAGCGGCGGGCGACGTAGGTGTCTGAGTTGTTCTTCGGCATCGTGACCTGCCTGCCGGCCTTAGACAGGCACTCCAACGGGACGGCATGCGCCAGAATCTCGCCCTTGAACTTGTTCAGTCGCCCTTGGGAAAGGGCAAACGTTTGCATCGCCATGATGCTTTCCTTTCAGTCTAGCCGCTGGCGTATCTACGGAAGCCAGCAGCGAATTGATCCTCGTCGCTAAGCGCGGACGCTTGTCCGCTGCCTCGCGGCACTACTCCAGCCTGCATTCGCTGGCGCCTGCGTTGCGCATCCTCATCGGACTTCTTCTTTGCTTCCTCGGCCGCTTTGGCTTTGGCTGCCTCTTGAAGTGCCGCTGTCTTGAAACTCGTCATCGCACCCGCGATGAATGCACTGTCGTATGCTTCGGCAGCCTGTTGCAGCCTCTGCACGAACTCCGGCCCCTGAGCGCCGATCCACTCCGCAAACTTCGGGTTCGCGTCGACCCGCTCCCAATCAGGGTGCACTGTCGCCAGCATCTGCTTGGCGAACTGCTGCATCCTTGGAGTCACGGCTTCATTCAGCCGATGGTCGATCGCGCCACGTACTCGCGCGTCGTCAACGACAACAGTGCGCACCTTCCTGAGTTTGTCCATCGCGTTAGCGACTTGGGCGAACCCTTCATTCCGCAGTGCGTCAATGTCCTCGTCGTCGATCGCCACTTGTTCGCCGCTTTCGATAGCACGCAGCTTGTCTACCGCTTCTCGCAGTTGCTGCTCCATGCTCCCGAGCTTGCCGAACGCCGTGCCGAACGACTTGTCGACTTGGCCTTGTAGCTTGCGCGCAAGTTCCGCCCCATCACGCAAGAACTCATAGTCCTGCTTCGTGATATGGACGTACTCGGGCTCCGGCGCGATGGCTTGCTTTTCTCCGTCATTCTGCTCGGCCGGCTTTTCAGTCGCCTCGTCAGTGCCAGAGAAGCCGCCAGCGAACGCCGCCTGGGCCTGCTCTTCCGTGATCTGTTCGAGTTCCTCGTTCATGATGTTGCAACGCAATAGCCCGCATTGGCAGGCACTCGGGCGGTCGGCATTCCTGTCGACCGGGCTTTGGGAGTCGTCTTACGGCTTCCCATGTCTTCAGTCCGGCGTCACTGGCAACTCAGCGCCAAGCGCCAGAAAATCCTTGATCTCTGCAATCCGTCCGCGCAGCTCTGCCGTCTTGCGCTCGTCCAATGACTGGTCGTTGCGCTCTCGAAGGTCACTTAGCCGCGTTTCCATATGGGATGTGATATTACCCCACAAAGCAGTCAACATTTCAACCTTTGTCGGGCGCCAGTCTTTCATTGCTCGTATGCATGGCCTGGTTGTGCGCGGCCTTCCGGTTCGGTTGGCGGTGTAAGCGCTTGTTTCGGCATTCTGATCGCATTGTCAGCGGACGACAACTCCTTTTGTACGTTCAGCTTCATGGCCGTCTGTGCCAGTTCCGCCTTGATTTCGTCGATAGACACTCCGCGTTTGGTTGAATTCTCAAGCACCGCGATCTGATACTTCAACTGCAATTCTGCGAGCGTAGCCCGGCTGGCATCCGCAGCACGCTGCGCCATGACCGTTGCGTAAGCTGTATCCCTATCCAGATCGTTCTGGTTTCTCTGCGCGGACAATTGATCGCGGCTCTGTGCCATTTGCACCTGGGCCGCTGTCCTGATCTTGGCCGCCGTGACCAGCGGCGGTTCAGGAGGCGGGACTTGACTGACGCGCGCCCAATCTTCGTCGCTGTACTGTATTTCGGCCGGACTGATCTTGAACTTCGAGCGACAGATCAGCTGGAACCACTTGTTCGGGTCGATCCGCAATTCCCTGTTCCCGAGCATGGACGCCATCTGCAACAACGCAAGATCGTTCAGCGCCTTTTCGATGATCGCCAATGCGCCGGATGTGTCAGGCGTGTAGTCGCCCTTCTCCTCGATCGGCACGTCAGGATCAAGCAAGAGCCACTCGTATAACTTGTCCACCAGCGGCGTCGTGATCGTATCGTTGAGCTTGTAGCCGATGTCACGCAGCAGTTGGTTCGCGTTGTTGTCCTGCAGTTGTTGCCCTGAGAACGTGTCCGGCGTCGTCTTGCCTGATTGCCCCTGGGTGATGAGCGGGATACTCGTGTGTTCCTCGGCCATCCGAAAGCCGATTTCCATGACCTGCTGAAGCTGCGCGCCGACGTTGGGCCATACGAAAGCGAACCACGCCTTGCGCACGTCGTCAATGCCTGAGTCGGCCCGCATGAACCACACCTTGTCCGGCGTGATCCGGTAGTCTCCATTGCCCGGCCTGATGGCGCGTTCGTCGATCACGATCTGCGCGCCCGCAGATTTGCCGGCGTTGTTCAGCAACGCACGCACGGCCCCGTTGACGATACGCTGAGGGGTCTTTACTTGTTCGGCCACTCCGATCCCGGCCCACGATCCTGGGCGCCGGCTCCAATTGAAGACGTGATACGGCAGCCGCCCGGAGTCCAGCGGGTTGATTACGGCACGGATCACGACATCATTGACGATAGTGACGATAGCGAAGACCTTATCGATCGCCTTGTCGATGTCATTGCTTTGCGTCGGGTTGGCAGCGGCGAATAGTTCGCTAGGGATTCGGCCGTAGAAGTGCCATACCTCGAACTGCTTCTTGCGGTCCTCTGCCTTCTGGCCTGGCGTATTGCCGTCTACGTAAATCTTCCCCGGCCCCTCCTTGATGACTTGTTCGATGTTCTCCGTGATGTAGCCACGGTCATCACGAGAGCGCAAATCGCGCAGTTCATCCGGCAGCATCCTGCTCAACTCGACGCAATATCCGCCGGCATGGATGTCTTCCCCGCATGATCTGGCCGGATAGAACCCCCACGGGTCGATCCACATGGCAACAGGCTTCGTGGACCTGACCATTTCGATCTGGATGCCGCCGTCGACACGCTGGACAGAGACGCTTTCCATATCTTCCGGGACTGGACCTTTCAGCACCCCTACCCCAAGACGCGCGCCGTCGAAGATCACTTTGCGCATCTCTGCGTTGTGCTTGTACTCTTGCATCCAGCCATAGATGCGATCCGATGCCTTCTCGGCCTTGCTCTCTGCCACGGCCTGCTCGTGCATAGCCAAGTCGCCGATCTTCACCGGCTGCCCATTCGGTCCAGGCATAGGAACGCCAGTGACGTTCTGAGCCAGCACCCGACTGTCTTTCGCAGCTACCAGTTCTGGAATTGGAGACGGACGCAACGTGAACGGCCGACTGTCGATCGGCAGCGCGATGTCGCAAACCTTTGCGGTCCCTGCGTCTACGTAGCGGCTAGTGAGCTTGATGAATGCCGTTGCCCGCACCTCGTCGCCGCCGATCTGGATACTTGATGCCCGCGTCAGCGGACCTTCCATAGTCATCGGCTTTGCCCATCTGGCACCCGCGAACTCATGCCGGTTCACGTCGTCTATTCCGACGTATGATTCCTCGCACTCTAGCCACGTCTGCTCAATTCCAGATTCTCGACGCGATGCTACCGCGTCATCGCGCAATTGGCTAACCAGCATGCCAAGACGAGCCAGCAGATCGCCACGAGTCTTGTCTGGCTCGCCAATGACAACGCGAACTTCCTCTGGAAGTACTTCCAGGTCGCTAGCGGTAATCTGGTCAGTCACGCTTGCTTCCATCTCATGCCCCTACGTGCCAGCCACATTACCGGCGCGACACCACTCAGAAACATCAGCCATGTCCGTGGCTCCGGGACCGGCGGCGTAATAGGTCGCTGCAGAAAAACGATTTGCGGCGCATAGTACATCGGCGGGCCGATAGTAACAAAAATCCTGTTTCCGCCAGCGCCATTCTCGAACGTGCGTTCTCCAGGTTCTGCGCGCGTCGTGGTTTCGCTGGCCGGCTCAGGCTGTATTGCCGCGCCTTGTTGCTCTACCTTCTGCTGTGCAGGCTGGGCAACATCATGCGCCGATGACGCCTCTGTTCCACCTGGCGCCGATGTTCCCTTTTCGCCCTCTCTGCGTTTTCGCTCTTGCGTCACTGTGACACGTGCAACATTACCGCACACGCTTGGTACTGCTATGCAGTAGCCGCTATCGCAGTAGACCAACGCACGCTCTTGCGCGCCGCTAGGCCACGCGCTGCGATCAACTGTGGCGCACACCTTTCCGCTGCCGCCAAAGTGCATGTGCGTCAGCTTCGGATCGTATGTCGCGCTGTCTGACACGATGCTGTCGCGCGTAATGACGACGTGATCGTCATAGGCATGCGCATTGGCTTTTACCTTCAATCGTTCGCGCACTTCGGCCCGGATGTCCTTATACGAGTCAATGGCAGCGTCTATGTTTCCCGTGAAACGATCCGCTCCTGGTGACGCCCAGATACAGACGGCAGTTACTGTGGCGACAACCATTGCATTATGGCTTTGCTGTTACTTCACACTGACATCAGTCACTGTCGCATAGACCCGCTCGCAGGCGTTGCCGGCGGCAGCGGCGTCGTCAGCGTAGCGCGCCAGGATGCCAGCGCGCTCGACAGCGCGTCCGAGCACGTCGGCAGACACTCTGGCGGCGGCGGCGGTTGCCGCGCACTGTCCGGCAGCGGCATCGGCGGCGGCGGCATCGGCAAGGGCGGCGGCGAGGTCGTCGC